CACAGATTTCCAGATTCGTCTATCTGTCTAGCATAAGCGTAGATGACTTCAATCAGGTTGCGGTTTCTGTACTGCTGGTTGCCCATCAGAGTCGCTACAGGCACTATGTTGGGGTCAGTATACCAACTGATGTTGCCAGAGGTGTTAATAGCCTCGTCAACGGCCTCCATGCTCCAGCCGTCAGACTTGACGAAGGAACGGAGTTCAACCTCTGTCATGTAGACTCTGCGGAAGATGGCTCTAGCCTTCTGGAGTTCAATTGTCTCAGGGGGGAAGCAAATCTCGTCATAGGGCTTAAGAGCCGTAAGGCGAGGAAGGTTTTTAGTAATAGACTCGACAAAGATGGTAGCCTCGCCCTTTTCACGAAGTTCCTGAATCATCTTGGCAACTTGGTCTTCAGGGACATTCGGCATGACCGACTGGAACATGGAAATGACCATTCCGTCATCTTCACCACTTCTAATCGCCTCAGGAATGCGTGTGGCAGGATTATCAGGTTCTTCTTGAGCAAGAGCCATAGCCATTTCGTCTATTTCCTGAATGCTAATCTTCTGAGCCTGAAGACCGATTTCCTGCTCCCAAGTAATGTGCATTGTTGACCAACCATACTGCTGGGCGTACTGAGCCCACAGTTCACCTTCTCTTCTGGACTCCATGCGGAGTCTGCAAGAGACAATGTGAGTAAGTAGCGTTGTCATGGCCTCAGCGTTAGCACCATCATCAATGGTAAGACCAGAAACACGCAGTTTCGAGAGTTTCCAAGTATTAACCCAAAGGGCAACCATCTCGTTGATAACTCTGTCGATAAGTCTGATGCGAACATCGGAAGCACCCTCAAAAGGCAGAGCAGGGTCATTCTGGGCTCTATTTTCAGAATGCTTCTTGCCATCAGTTGTCTGACCAGCCCACTTGCAGTAGCGAAGGTCATCATTGTCGGTCATCTCAACAGTGTTGCCACCATTGTACAAAGAGCGTCTCAGTTCACTAATCAGTTCCTGAACATCGGGAGCATCACTAGCCATTGCCAGTTTATCACGCTTTGTGTTGTAAGATTGCTTATCCATGGTCGGTTATTAGTTTTTAAATTACAAAAGTCAATAAGAATGAGACTTGTTTCTAGCCTTGAACGCATTATCGCCCTCATAGGAGGGTTCCATAACTGCTAGGTATCGAAGACAGTCAACAGGGTCTTTGCAAGCACCCTTTTCGCCATCTTGGTTCGTCCATTCACGCATTGCAAATATGAGATTCCTGCATTCCTCTGACACATACAGTTTTGGCTGATTGATAGGGCTAATGGGGTCGTTGGAATTATAAAACAGTAAGTCGTTTATAATGGCGACACCCTGCTCGATGTGTAGGCCAGCCGCAGGGGCAAAATACATAGGACGCTCACCAGCGTCAAGAAGTTCGATTAGACTTGTGCCTCCCTCGGCAGAAACCGCCTGAGTCGCACCAGCCCTAGGGTCAATGTACCTCTCCGCTATCACTTCCCCATCCTCAAGGTCCAAAATCAATTCTTTATACTCGTCAAGACCCCTACCCGCACCATTTTTCTGCCCAGAACCCATCTTTCCATCAGGTTTTTCACTCGGTAGAGCCCATTCACCATTGGAAACATCAGGCCATTCACGATAAATATAAAAATTGCCATCTTTACCCACCCTTAGCCACAACATGAACCAATTTCGAGCCCCAGCAGGGTCAACTACCATGAAATTAGTGCCTTCCTTGGGAATTTTGTCGTCTGTAACGATATTTTGGTCAGTAAACGAAGGAAATTGCGACCCAGCCGTGTTTTCAGCCCAGCCGTAGGCTCGAATTTTGATTTCATTACTCGTTTTCCCCTCCAGCGTAGCCGCAAGTTGGTCAAAAGGATTGTATGGATTCAGTTGCGAGTGAAACCATACAACACCGCAGTTGGAATTCATGGAGTCTGCCATGTACGGCATATGCCCTTTCGGGCAACCGCCGACATGGATACGCTCTTTGTCGAGCAGGACTGCGGGGAGTGTCTTCTTGAAGCGACAACCTGCGACATAGTCCTTGACCACCTGCGAGTATCCCAGAACTGGTGTGAAAGTGGTAATCATTTTACCTCGCCTAGTGATGGCTCGGTAACGGAGTGTTTCAATCCAGTCGAGCGGAACAAGTTCATCGCACCAGATAAGGTCAACTTCGCCACCTTCGATGACCTTCTTGTCCTGAGCGTAGTTCATGAAGAAGCACTGCGAGCGGTTCGGAAGAATAAAAGTGTTGTCAGAGAAGCCGTTCTTCTGAGAGTACGAGATGTTAGTGACTTTCGTCTTCCTAGCATTCTTTAGTTCGGGCGGCATGTACTTCCAGAGAACATTTTGTTGCATCTGGATAGAAGAAGAGTTTGTGGTATGCAGACACCAGACTCTGGCATCAGGCTTGTTGACTAGAGTTTGGATTACTCGCTTTGCGGCCCACTCTGTTTTACCCGCTCGGTTTCCGCCAAGCACAAGAACTTCGTTCTTCGTTTTAAGAATGGAGTCCACATCTTTCCAATGCTGAGGTTCATACCCATGCCTGTATGGGTCCATCTTCTCAGCAATAATCTTATCTTCTCTAAGTTGCAGAAGTTCAGCGACAATCTCTGGTCCGTTCTTGTCTACCAGAACACGAATCTCCTCCAGAGTCGGAGCGATGATGACTGGATGCGGTGTCAGATTTTTGATATCAACGCTCACTGCCTAAGAAAATGAGCCGACATGAAACTGCCTTTATCTTGAACTGCGTTGAATGTAGGAAGTTTGGAAAGTCTTTCAGTTTCCTTAAAAGCCTTAGCCCTTCGTTCAAGGATTGCTTCATAGTCTCCAAGTGCCTGTTCTTCTGGCGTAAATCTTTGCTTCCCAGTCCAAAGTGGCTCTTGTGGGACTTCGTTATAATAACCCATTGCGTAAAGTTGAGGGTCCATGCCACCTCTGCGAAGTTCCAAAGCAAAATTGTCAAGCATTTTACTTTCTGCTTCTTTTTCTCTTTGTCTTTCCGACCACTCAAATCTCATTTGAGGAGTAATTTCAGAACCTTCACCAAGAGAAAGAACAGGCATGACCATACTAAAAATGCCTCCTCTTGCGGCACTCTTCAAAAGACCACCTGCCACGCTACTAACAGTAGTCTGACCAATTCCTCCAGCAACACCTGCAAGTCTTGCGTTAGATAAAGGAGACCTAATAGCCCTATAGTCTTGATACAGACTCAATGGAGTTGTTGATGGCCTTGGGTCTGGAAACTTTCCATACATTGCGTTTCTTGCCATTCTTTCTGGGGCTCCAGCAACTGTGTCTATCATGTTTCCGCCAACCAAATTTCCAACTGTTTTGGCTTTTGCTGTTAATACATCTATATTTATCATGCTTCTTCCTAGAGAAGCAAGATTCTCAGGCATTGATATGTTGGCAGACGCAAACATAGGATTACCAATCTTTGTCTGGAAATTAGACTGACCTATGTCTGTAATGCTGAGTGGCATCAGCATGTTCGGTCCGCCACCCATAAACATGCCTCCAGTAAGACGCTGACCCTTAATAAGAGGGTCGGTCAATGATGCGGCAGGTGGTTTTTCGCTTTCAGCCATTGTAGAGGGAGTTCATATGCTTCTTGGTAATGGACAAAACGCAAGCACTCTCTCCAACGATTCTCACCTTGACAATACATCTAGGCTTAATGACAGAACTGTCTCGGCAAACAGCCTTAATCTTTTTACCATTAAATTCAATCTCTATGAGTCGCTTGTTCGTAAACCCACTTCTAAGAACTGTGCATTCATAAGTGTCTGTGTCAACCTTCGGGCTTTCAGTAACTGTAACAGGCTTATCAATAGTGCCAGTAAGATACTTGACTCCAACCTCGCTCCAAAGATAGCCCCACAGACGCTCAGGTCTTTTAGACACATCTCTAATCCAAGAACCTTCAGGGGCAGACTCTCTCAAAGCCTTAATTTCGGCCTTACTCAGATTCAGTTCATTCATCACTTCAGATTCCTTCTTCATGCAGACACAATCTACACTTCCTTTAGAATAGCAATTCAAAACCCCCATTAGAATCACTATATTGACTTATAAGTCTACCTAATACCATTACACCCCTACAATTATAGGCTTGTGATAACAAACAACAATCCCCCTAATAACCCCCTCGTTCTTAAGGGTGAGATTAGGTCTTATGGTCTTTAGGATAAAAAGTGTCCCTCTCCTAATGTAATCCTCAATGCCCGAAAAAAAACCCTCTTACACCCCCCCTCCCCTCTTTTATATAGGGTGCAGGGGTCATGTAAGGGGTTTCAGGGGTGATTAGACAGTGATTGCTCCCGCTCCTAAGACGATGGTGACAGTAAAGGCGTTCATCCTCTTGATGGTCAGGGCGATGTGAATCGCCTCCTGATAGGTATCGGCGGTGGCAATGGTGAGGTCGGTTTCGGCGTTTTGGATGTGATACATGGTGGTGAGTACAAGAAGGTTATATCGGTGAGGGGAGGGGGGAGTCAAGGTCACTCCTGTTCAGGGGTGACTTCGATGCGATTGGACTGCCACTCGACCTCTTCGATGAGGCTTTCGAGGGAGGCCGTGGCCTCTTCGACTCGGTGGCTCATCCAGCCCTTTCGATTGGAATCATTCAGGTTATCCCTGATTTCCATCAGAGCCTTGTTGATTTCGATGAGGGTTTCGAGGGTTTCGTATGGTGCTTTCATGGTGGTGATGTATAGACTTATATCGGCGGAGGGAGGGGGGTGTCAATAGCCTCAGCGATTGGCCTTATCGGCATCGTAGGCGATGTACCAAGCCGACCACAGGGCTTTGCGGATGGCCGTGGCCTCAGCCTCGGTGAAGGCGGGGTAATCCTTCCGCAGTCGGACGATGGCCGACAGGATTACATCATTCATTTCAGTGGTTTCAGTGGTGGTGTTCATGGGTAGTGGTGGGTACAAATTGGTTATAAGGATTAGGCAGGGGGGGTGTCAAGACGAGCGTCTTCGGCACATTTGAGGGCGTTATCTAATGCGGTCAGGTACATGATTTCCGCATCGGTGACTGAGGATGAGATTTCATCATCATCACTGCATAGACGCTTGGAGATTGGCGTGATGAGCGATTGGATGATATCCATGTGCTTCTTGGAGGTGGGTGTCGGCATTGGTGTGGTGATGTGCTGAGTTATATCTGAGGGTGGAGGGGGGTGTCAAGGGAGGTCGAGGGTGGAGTCAGGGCGATAGGACGGCCCGATGCGATTCCACTGCTGGCAGACCTCATTCGCCACGAATTCGGTGGGGCATTCGTACAGGATTTCGTTATTCTCAGTGTCCTGAAGGTAGAAGCGATGGCCTCCATCGGTTTCAAGGCGTTCGATTAGTACTCGGTATTTGTGGGTCATGGTGGTGATATGAGTCGTTATAAGTTTGGAGGGAGGGGGGTGTCAACACCCTCAGCAGTGAGGGTAGGGCGTGCCGTCTTCGCTGGCGGTTCGGGCATTGGCCTCGAAAATGTCGGCACAGGTCATGCCCTTCATGATACGCTTGGCAACGCCTTTCCAGCGGGTGCTGATGCGGATTTCCTGCTCCGCTCGATTGATGTTACCCTTAACCAGATGGATTCTGGCTTCATCCGCATGATAAGCGGCGAGGGTGTTGGCACGATTGAGTTTGTCGGTGGGGGTGGGCTTCATGGTGGTGATGTGGAGTCGTTATAAGGTTAGGGGGAGGGGGGTGTCAAGGGTTGCGTTCGATATACTTCCGCTTGGAGGCCAACAGGCATTCATCGGCCTCGGTCTGGAGGGCTTCCGCAAACGAGCGGAATTGGTGGAATCCTGTGGCGTTATACTTATCCATAGCCTTGGCGGACGCATATTCCAAATTAGCGTGTTCGCTGATGAGCCACCTGCGTTTCTCAGAATCCCGCAAGCCCTTGGGCATCTTGCGGATTTGCAGGTGGGGATTGTCCGTGGCGGGGTCGAGGATGTAATCCGTGAACGATATGGGGGCGTTGAGTTTGCTCATAGTGGTGATAGGAGTTCGTTTTAGGGTTAGAGGGAGGGGGGTGTCAAGGTGGCCTTGAAAGCGGAGAAGGCTTCATCCTGACGCTCCTTAGGCCAGACACCACAGGCCATGGAACGGAGGTACGCCTCATAGGCGGTATAGTCTTCGCCCCAATTACGATAGCGGTCATGCTTGCTTTCGTACATGATACAATCGTCAGTGCCGATATAGAGGATGTAAGATTTCATGAGGTCGTTATCCAGATGGAGGGAGGGGGGTGTCAAGGTTAGTGGGCAGAGGGGTTGCAAATCTTGCGGTGATTATCAGGCAGGAGCATGGCGGCGTAAGTACCATCATTATAGGGGTGGATGTAATTAGTTTCAGTAATCACATAATCCTTATTAGGGTACTTACGCAGACGCTCAATCTCTGCATCTTCCCATGTGGGGAATACCGCAGATTTACTGTCAATCAACGCAGGGGAGTTGTGTCCCTCAGGTTTGTGGGTAATGGCGAATACATGGAGCGGTTTGGTCATGGAATTCGTTTTAAGGGCTGAGGGAGGGGGGTGTCAAGGTCAGCCAAAAGGGGTGTGGGACGGCTTCACAATATGCTATCTGTGCGGTATGGGCAATGAATCCATATCTTTCTGACTCATATGTGTCTGCTCTTTATAACAGAATGCACTCCGAATGCATTCGTATCCCACTTATGTATTTGTTACACCGACTTTTCCGTGGCGGTCACCACAACCGCAGGGAAATAATTGCCACGCTTATCAGCGAGTTCATTCTTAGCAATTTCAAAGACTTCAGACAGTTCGATGCGGTGAGACCACAGGCCGTAATCGGTAACCTCAGTGCGGAGGTAATCATAACCGATAGACTTATAGGAATCAGGAGCATCACTGATGCGGGTGATAAGTTCCGTGGCGGACGCATAGTGATTAATATGCGTAGTGCCGACAATATTCTCGTGCTTCTCGCTATCCCACTTGAGATAGGTCGTAGTGAGGGTGAAGTAAACTTTCTTGTTGTTGCTCATGGTTAGTATGGGGTTGAGGAATTCGTTTTAGGGTTGGAGGGAGGGGGGGGTCAAGTTCTCATTCCTTCTGTGAGGTTCGCCATTCAATCGGGGTGTATTCGCTTTTAAGGGCGGATACCAGATTGAATCTGCTGGCCTTGGATTGCTCAGGATAGGTGAAGTCCCTATCGAGAGTCCATCCACGCTCTTCTGCATATGCTTCTACTTCCCACCTACGATTTGCGAGCATCTGAAAGATTTCTTCATCTTCCACGACACCGCTTTCATAGATATCGAACAGTTGGGCATAGTAACCTGCGGCTACACGATACTGAGCGTCTTCTTGCTCTTCAGTGTACCTATACTTCATGCAGATGAAGTCTTGAATTTCACGGAGCGAATGAGGATTGAGGGGCATGGAGTCCTTATGCCGATGGAGGGAGGGGGGTGTCAACATCCTTGCTTTCCGCTTTCTCCTGCTCTTCGATTGCAGAATCGAATGCCCAATAGGCATCACATGTATCAGAGTATAGCATATCAAGAGATGTTTGAGATGCATTCTGAGTAGATTCCTGTAAACGCCTTGAGCGAGTTAAAACTTTATGCAAGATATCTAACGCCTCACGCAGTGCGGGATTATTCATCGTCAGAATCTCCGAATTCGACATTGGTGACAGCCAGCAGGAAACCAAGGGCTTGGTCATAATCCTCAGCGTGTTCATTAACTACAGCGGAGATGCGGTCAGCCACCTGCTTATCGACCTTACGCCAGCCTTTAGATACAGCACCAATAACACTGAAGATATTACCATCAATCTTGAAGTTAACCACAGGATACGCCTCCTTAGGGATAGTATCAGGGATTTGCAGGTGCTTAATCATTTCCGTCAGTTTTGCATTACTCATGGGTTGGTATGTTGGGTTGGGGGTTGAGGAATTCGTTATGCAGATTCAGTGGGGGGGGTGTCAAGTGCCTTGGCTTTGGCCTTGGCATCGAGCATCTCCTGATAGATTCGGTCGGCCTGAGTAATATCGAACTTAGCGATATTCTCCTTGGCTTCCTGAACAGTATACTTGAATTCATAGGGACGGATTTCACTCATCTTAATGAATCGCTTATTCCACGCAGTGCGGGACAAGTGAGAGACATTAGTATCCAGACCCCAATAGCGGATTACGGATTCAAGGTTGGTATAGACAGTACGATGATTCTCGCCGTCATATAGCGAGTAAGACATAAGACAGCCGATGCCTTTAAGGAGATTAAGCCTACGCTCAATCTCAATGAGAACATCTTCAGTCATTTCGCCTGTCAGGTTATGCTGGATGTGCATCGTGCTGAAGATGAGGCATTCAAGTTCGACTTGCATCGAACAAGAGCCGTCTTCCTTGATATCCTTATACATTAGGTGCTTCTTGTTATTCAAGAAGTCTTCAGGCATTTTCCAATTGAGTGACATATGGTAGTGTTGGGTTGGGGTTGAGGAATTCGTTTTACTGAGGGAGGGAGGGGGGTGTCAAGGTCGGTGACAGAAGCCCCCATCAATCAGGTTTTGTGCGGTTCGCTGATGAGAACCCTGCAAGGTATAGATGATACCACTATTGATAAGAGTCTGGTAACAACTAACCATAGCAGAATGGTCGCATCCGTTTTCAATCATCATGATAGCATCGAGTGCGTCATGTATGTCTAACTGAGTCTCTTGAAGAAACTCGCCTTCATCAAATTGCTTTTCGCCACGCTTGTTTAGTTTGCTCATGGAATCGTTTTAAGGTTTAGGGGAGGGGGGTGTCAAGTTATTGGAAATCGACAACACAGTCAGGACATACAGAGATATCCTCAAGGCACAGGTCTTTTCCAATTGCAGTACAGTCGTAGCGATTACCGCCTAAATGACTACCGCAACATTCGCATGGGCTCTTAGAGAAATATGGCTCAAACCATTCTCCTTTAGAATCCTCATTAGGTACGAGCATAAACCTATGCTCAGATAGAAGATTTGGCTTCATTGGTAATGTTGCGGTTTCTGCTACGAACATAGCGTTTCTTCGTTTTGAACGCCACAGTCGGAGGAGGTAAACGCTTACGATAAGTAATACGCATAGTGATTTGGTTGTTGTGTCCAATCAATCTAAGGACTCAGGGTGGGGGGGGTCAAGTTCGACTTCAACAAGCCTTCCATCAACATTCTGACGGACAGTGAGGTTTTCTCCGTTGTTAACCTTGATTTCATTTTTAGTAATGAACTGCTTAATCCAAGCATTCATGTATTTATCCTGTGCTTCCTGTGCGGTTTCTGCTTCAATAGCAAATTCTACATAGAGCGTTTCAGTAACAAGGTATTTAGGCATTGTGTTTATTGGGGGTTAAAGGTCGCAGGTGTCCTTGATATCTTCAAGGAGAACTTTAGGGTCATAAGAACCATTAGCAATATCTGCAATTACTTCTTGGTAATCTTCATATGTTGCATCAGTTCCCATCCATTGTTCTACTTCTTGCCAAGTAATTGGCTTTTTCTTTTTAGGCATAGGTTTTATTGATTAGGGTTTGGAGTTCTTTGGTGTTGAGAGATTGGCACTCAAACCACGGATGTAGTTGAGTCTTGTGCCTTGATGTAGTGGCACTGTACTTGTCTGAGTTCTGATACCATTTAGTATCAAAGCCAGACCAGACAAAGATAGGGAAATGTAATCCATAAGAATAGACTACATAGTTACCATTTACCCAGCGTCCAAAGGTATTGCTACCTACGAACTCTTTTCGGTCTTGCACAAACTGTCGTGCATTTGCATTGGATGTTTTGGTCATGGAATCGTTTTAGGAATTGAGGGAGGGGGGTGTCAAGTTGATGAAAAAGGGCGATAGCCATTTCAGACTACCGCCCTAAAACCTTTCGGTTTTACATCAACACAACAATAATAACCGACACTAACGCCGACAGGCTACCACACCTGTCAGAGATTCTTCTTAGGCTTTTTAGCCTTTTTGGGCTTATTAACCTTCTTCTGGAGGGCTTTGATATCCTCATTAAGCAGGGCAATCGCTCGGTCAAACTGACCAAACTTAACATGGTCTTCGAGAGCGGATTCAATACAAGAATCAACGGCTTCGCCAATCTTATCATCCACTTCATCAGTGGTGCTGTATTCCTGACTCAGAAAGTCAGTATCAACAAACTGACTGAAGTCGTAGTCGCTCAGGGGGCTGAAGTCGTAGTCATCAGGGTCAAAGTCAGACTTAGAGATATAGTCATTCTCTTCAGGCTTTTCATTGACCTTGTCGATGAGGTCTGCGATTTCACAGTGCGTGAGCCCTGTGACCCAGAAACAGAACTTGTTACGAATGTAGAGGAGGGGGTTGGTCATGGAGTTCTTTTTATTTGAGGTGGGAGGGGGGTGTCAAGTCTCAGCCGAAGCGGATTTCGCCAAGGAAGGCATACTGAAAGAGAGCATCATCAGTAACAGCATCACCGCTGGAGGGATAATCACGACCAAGAAGGAATTCAGCAAAGTGAACTCGCAGGTGGAGGGGCTGAGTGTCATCATTGACGAACTTAATCATCTTGTTGTGAAGCCATTCAGCATTCACACGGATGTAGTCAGTGATATCATTCTCTTCATCCCACATGGCAAAGTCCACATAGAGGTCGATGTAGGCGTTCTTACCTTCTTCGGTTTTAGCCTTATCAGACGCTTCATTATAGGCTTTGATTTGCTCCTTGGTGTTGGCCTTCCAGCCCCAAGAGTCTCCACCAAGACCACCCTCGATAGAGGTAGTCACGATAGACCACAGGTGGTCTGCATAGGCAGGGGTGATATCTTCCTTATAGAAAGTCAGGTGATGCTTTCGGCTGGAGATGATGATTTCGTTCGGGTCGGCTTTGGTCGTAGTTTTCATGGGAGGTCTTTTTATGGTTGGGGGGAGGGGGGTGTCAAGTTCACAGGTTTAAGCCGTTTCCTTGGCGTAGAACTTTCTGAATGTCTTGCTGTAGTTTAAGATACTTATCAAGACGCTCACGATGTTGTACGGCTTGTTCGCCTTTAGGCATGGCTTTTTCCATATTTAGGATAACAAAAGTAAGAGATACAATCTCTGTTTCAACAACAGTCTCTGCATCAGTAAGCACATTAAGTGCATGCTCAAGGACTATTTCAATCATAGGGTTATGTGCCATATTATTCTTCGGTGATTTCGTTATGTTTAATATTATCTGCAAGTTCAGCACAGAGCGAGAAGTCTTCGTTGAGTTTTTCAAGCACAAGATTCTGTAGTGCTTCTATGTCAGTCCACATAAGGATGTGGAACTGATACTCACTCTGCTCTTCCATTTTGCAATGGTCGAACTCAACGGATTCAAACTCAGCGTACCATTGGTCATCTCTCTCCTGAGAGCCCCAATATTCAAATTGGCCTATGCCACCATTGAAGATTTCATATACAGCCTTGCCACTAATGATGTAGCATGCACCTGCATATGTAACCTTCAGGTCGTGGAAGGTGTGCGTGTATGTTTTCTTATCGCTCATCAATGATATCGGTGCAAATCATGTCGAGGATTTCAGAGTATACATCAAGCATACCGCTGTGGAATCGCTCATAGATTTCATCCTTTTCTTCTTGGGTGAACTCAGTTCCGTTATCATTAGCCTTCTCTTCTAGGTCAGCGTCTACAAGCAAGAACGCACACATGCTATACTCTTTAGTAATCTTTTGAATCTTGTCGATTGCTTCCGACTGTGATTTGTTGGGTTTGTTTGGCATCAGGAATTCGTTTTAAGGATGGGGGGAGGGGGGTGTCAAGTGGTTGGCATGGAGGGAGTCGAACCCTCGACTTAGCCCTTATAAAGAGCCCACTCTAACCGCTGAGTTACATGCCAGAAATAGGTCGGCCCTCGGAATTTGCTATCAGTTATATTCCTCTTGGCCTTGGGTTAATTACGCCCCATTATAGTGGAGCCCTGTGTTGGGGTTGAACCAACGACCTTCTGTTTACAAAACAGACGCACTACCGCTGTGCTAACAGGGCAAATGTCCCATGGAGGAATCGAACCTCCATTGATGGATTAGAAATCCACTGTTCTATCCGTTGAACTAATGGGACGAAAGCATCAGGGGGTGGGGTCGAACCACCGACTCACGCATTAACAGTGCGTTGTTCTACCACTGAACTACCCTGATAAAGTCGTTTAAGCCTTTACGCTGTTAGCCAGCGACAGGACGGCGGCATCACGAACCTTTCGGTGTGAGCGGAACTGACGCTGATTGTTGGCGTTGGCGGGATAGCCAATCTTAGGGTCAACGCATAAAGCCTTGAGGGCTTCAAGTGCTTCTGCATTGTCTTTAAGTTGCGGGTATGCAAGAAGATACTTCTCGACTCGGTTAATTTCTCTTTGGTTCATGGGATTTGGATAAAAATAGTGTTGTCCGCTTGGATGTAGCCTTTGAGCGGGTTTTCGATTTGGATGTAGTCTTTAATCTTGACGCTTACGCAATGCTCCTGCTTGGAAACAGGAATCATGTCGATGAACATGCCCACAAACTCACGACCTACAGACTCAGGATTGTTTTCACAATCTTCGATACAAAACGCCATC